CATCAAGTATCCTGTTTGCCTCACCTATTCTTAAGGCCACATCTTGCAAGGCTAATGCGAACTCAGACCCTGCACCAGTAACGCTAATATCTTGCGGTAAAAGCTTTGATAACTTGGATATTGTACCACTAGCGTCTTTCTCTAACTGATCAGCAATAAGAAAATCAACAGGCTTGCCGCGTTTATCTGTAATGTGTAACGCAGAATAGATTTCTTTTCTTAATCTTGCTGTGATTTGTTGACCTGTTCCGCTACCTTTTGGACGCCCAACACTATTCTTATTTTCTTTAACCAACTGTTTTTCCTCACTATTTTTTTCATATTCTCTTTATTTATAGCTAAATGAATAAATTATTCAATTAGTATATTGACTTAATATTCATTATCCCTATTATATTATTCATATCTGAATAAATTAAGTGTGGAAGGAAAACAGATGCAAACAATAATAACAAAGTATTTAGGCCCAACAAATTATAGAGGCTCTAGAATTAAGGCTATGCAATCAAGCAAGGGTTTTAATGGTGAAAGAGCTTATTCTATTACACGCTCATATGATTGCTCACTTGAGGTTGATGAAAACCATACGAAAGTGGCTAAAGAGTTTGCTGATAAAATGGGTTGGTTAGGCGATTGGGTCAGCGGTTCCATTGATAATCACGGCGGTTATGTTTTCGTCAATTCCTATTGGAAACATGAAGCAAACTCTTTCACTTGTTCTGTAAAAGAGGTGTTATAATGTCGAAAGCAAATGAAGCATTAAACGCAATAGCTCAAACTGTCATTACGATGATGAATGAGCATGGTACAAACTGGACAAAGCCTTGGAAAGATGCAGTTAGGGTTCACGGCCAACCAGTAAGTGCAAAGAAAAGAGCATACACTGGTATTAATAGGATAAGCCTTGGATTATCAATGGCAGTTCTTGGTCATACCTCACCAGTATTTGGAACTTTTAAGCAATGGAAATCTTTAGGCGCTAATGTCAAAAAAGGCTCTAAAGGTTACAAAGTAATATTTTACACAACAGTGATCGTAAAAGATAAAGACACTGACAAGGACAAGGCTTTGCCATGTGCCAAGGTTTATACTGTCTTTAATAGTGATCAAGTTGAGAATTGGAATGGCTCTTGGTTAGAAGATGATATTGAAGAGTTTGACCAACAGTGGAGCAACATAAACGACGTTGACCAGTTCATTAATTCAATTGGTGCTAATATCACTTTAGATAACTCTAACAGTGCATTTTATAGACCATCAACCGACTCCATCCATATGCCAAACAAGGCACAATTTGACAATGCACAAGGCTATTATGGGACATTATTTCATGAGCTAGTTCACTGGACAGGACACGAGACAAGAGAAGACAGAAAGCTTAACACTCGTTTTGGCTCTGATAAGTACGCATTCGAGGAGCTAATAGCTGAGTTAGGTGGTGCAATGCTAAGTGGTATTACTGGCGTTGAAGCTACACCAAGAGAAGACCATGCAATCTATTTAAACAACTGGATGCAGTGCCTAAAGGATGATCCAAGAGCTATTCAGAAAGCGGCTAGTTTAGCTGAAAAAGCTTCTCAATTTGTCCTTAACAGTCAAACAGCAATAGTAATGGAAGAGGCCGCTTAAATGCCTCTTTCTGAACTCATAACCATAATCAAACAAACAGCGCCTACTGATTGGGTGGGCGCAATCTTAATCTTTGCAGCGTTCTTTGTTGCAATCTCAATTTTTACATAGGTGTAACAATGATCCACTTTCGTAAACCAACCGCATTAAATGTAAGGCCATATACTGCACCAATCATAATGTTAGAACGTGCAGCAAGAGCCTTACCTAGCTCTATGGTGTGCAAGATTTTGTATAGTGTCCTCGCAGACAATGACCGTATTCAGGCTGTTGACCTGGATACGTTGGCAAACAAGCTTGGACGTGTAGCACATGAAAGGCAAAGACAATGCAAGTAAGCATCAACAGACTGACTGACTTTGCATCAGACCTTGAGCAAGAACTACCAAAGTTGTCACGCGATATCTTGGACGCGGCAACAAGAATTGAAAGATTAACGTTTCAAGTTGCAGCGTTAAAAACTGAAGTAACTATTTTACAGAAAGAAAGGTCAGAAAATGGCACGAACACCAAGTTATAAATTTTATTTTAATTCGGAATATTTAGCTGCGTTTAAATTCCCAGAAGATGCTTACTTATTATGCACAAAATACGGCGAAGGCTCAACGATTAGGTTTGGTCATAAGGTAAGTGAAATAATTTATAAATATAAGGATGGTGACGATTTTTCTTATGACGAAATTAATCTAAAATTAGAAGGGATAATACCATAGCCCTTTCACCCTCTAGGCATCCCAAACACATCACCAAGTGCATCTAGGCACAAACGCAAGGCCACTATTCCACCTTTAGGATCGTGGCCTTGCGTTTTTGCCCATTCGTTCGCACTAGCACCCTCTACGACCACCCATTGCGCTACGTCTGATAGATCTTTGCCTATTGTCCTAAGTGCAGCAAGATAGTCTGAAAACGCATCGTGTCCTTGATCATCGTTTCCGCGTGTACCGTCCACTATGTTAGCATCATAACTCGCTGTAAGCTTTTGTGCTCTCCCTGCTCTACGCCATAAAGCATAAAGCTTCATTCCGGCTTCGAACTGGCGTCTGTTGATCTGTTCACGCGAGTAATATCTATCCAACGGCGTTTGGACCGTCACACGCATCCTCTTAGGGCTTCCCAGACGCTTATCTGTGTTTTCATAAGCAATCCCTGAAGTATGCTGCAAACGCTCTCGTGTGCCAAAATCAGACGGTGTGTGGATGGGTTTCTTGCTCTTCGACATTCTCTGCCCTCAAACTTAATGCTAATGCTAAATAATTGATCGCATCCAAAATATTGTCTTCTCGCCAGTTCTTATCGTTTCTGCCTAATTTAAACTCCACCATATCCATCGCGACATCGCTTGGCGTAACTCTTTCACCACGCCTAACAGACGCTCGTATTGCCAATTGTTTAAACAATTCTTCAGCTTCGCCATGTTCCCCACCACGCTGTATTAATATGTCTTTGCATTTCTCCAAAACCTGAATTGCTTCATCACTCATTTTCTAATTCCCATTTTCTGCGTTTAATCATTTCTATTTGCCATTGCTTATATTTCGCCAGATTAGGTGCGTTTAAAATCTTTCTCCGATTAGCAATTCCCTCCAACATTCCTAGACATTGAATTTCACTCACCACAGCTAAAAAATCCTTTTCTTTTAATTCAGCAAAATCAGACTTATTTCGGGTCAAGGTTCTGGGACAGGACAGCCCAATATGAAGATATTGGGCGTCTGTCCTGAGAGTCCCACAAATAACCTCATTTTGTCCTAGCCGTGTCCTCGCCGTGTCCCCGAGCATGCTAAGTATATTGTTTTTATTGACTTTTTTCAGGACAGCTTCTGGGACATCAGGACACAACCACTTTAGCTTCAAAATTCTCGTGTCCCCGCCGTGTCCCAGACCAATTTCGAAGGGATATTCACCCATCACCCAAAAGCCTCCAAAATCACCCCTTTTTCGAGCTTTAGGACACCCTGATCTATCATCCTTTTTATATGTCTATTTGCTGTTCTTTGAGAGCATTCTAGCTCCAATGCAACAGCTTCCTTGAGGTCAGATCTGCTAACCTCGCCGAAGTCATTCATTCTATCGAATTGCTCTTTGACCACCTGTTCTGCGTAATCTGGTGATTTCTTATCCATTGGTTTATCTGGTGTCATTTCTAGCACCAGTGAACTTGTGTCCTGACCATCTGCATCCACCAAAGACATAGACAATTTCAGGAACGCCAGTGGTTCGCTTTTCTCTTCATCTTTCATTTTTGTTGGCGTGAGTAATATCTTAAAATCGCCCCATTGTTCGACGCGATATTCAGAGTCTAGAGAGCCGTGCAGCGCATATCCACCACGTCCTCTATCTTTATTCTGGTGTCCTATGTGGTGGACAATCATCACAGTGCATTGATAGCGGTCCTTGAGCCTGTCACACACTTGCACATAGGCCATCATATTTTGATTATTTTCCTCGCCCTCAAGTGTTCTACTGAGTGTGTCGAGCACAATGAGGTTGAGCTTGCCTATTTGCTCTTGGAGTGCGTCTAGCTCATTACACAAATGAAGTTCACTATCCGGATCGTTTAGGATTACGCTACGATTGCTTTTGGCGAACGGTACACCTGTGAGGTCTTGGTTGAAGTTCTTACACCAAGCTGCGACACGTTTGGCGAACCCTGCATGCCCTTCCCCTGCGATATAGGCAACGCTACCTTTTTGCACCTCAAGTTCATGGTATGGTTTACCGCAAGCGATACAAAGCGCCATATCAAGGGCAACAAACGTTTTGCCTGATCCGGCTGCACCAAAGATCATTGCGAGTGAGTTTTCTTCTATTACGTTTTTGATCATCCACTTGGTTGCGGTCATTCTTAGATCGCTAACCATCGTGAAAAGTGTGTCTGGTTTTTTGACTGAGGTGAGGCTTTTGTGTACTGCCTCTAGTCCTAGCTGTTGGTGTAGATCGTTAAAGTCTTGTCCTTGTAGTGGTGGCACGACATACGGTAGCTTTGTTTTCTTTGCTGCTTCTATCCCTTTTTCATCGTTATCAGCCGCTACGATTAATTCAAACTGAGGAAACGCCGTTTGTAGTTTGCTGCACACGAGTGGTAGGTTTCCGGCGTCTAATGCAAATATACAGGCACATCCAGGTTGGGACATGGCTATAGATGCGGAAGTTGCCCATCCTTCCGCTACATAGGTGCGTCCTTTGGTGAGCTTACCACACACACCGAAAACACCTTCTGACTTATCTAGTCCAGTGCTAAATAGTTTCTTTCCATCTGGTGAGATTGTTTGCTCACCCACACGTTGTCTGTGTATGTTGAACAGTGGAATGACTACGTTGTGACCTTCAAGCTTTGCACCTAAGAGATCGACGCCTTTTTTCTCGTGATATGGCCTAGTATCTTCCACGTTAAATTCTTCTTTGGGTTGGAATGTTAAAACGTTGTCCTTTATTGGGTCGAGTGAGCACCACAGACCACGTTGGGCTAGTTCGCTTTGGATTGCTTTAAAGTCACCACATTGGCGGCAATGGGTCTTAATTATGCCTTGGTGGTTGGTAATCCAGAACCTGTCTGTCCCTCCACAAT